TATTCAAAATTTATTTAATAATGAAAGAACTATTATGTTTAATAGAAAACAAAATAGACTATTTATTGAAGATGATTGGGATAAAGAATTTAATGTTGGAGATATACTTGTAATGGAAACATGGAGAATACTTGATCCGCAAACATACACTGAAATTTATGATGATTGGTTTTTGAAAAAATATACTATAGCACTTATTAAGAAACAATGGGGAAATAATCTCAAAAAATTTGATGGGGTACAACTAGCTGGTGGTGTGACGCTTAATGGAAAAGAAATATATGATGAAGCAGTACAGGAAGTAGAAACATTAGAACAAAGACTAAAAGACGAATATCAAATACCTCCGAGAGATTTTATAGGTTAATTAAATGAAAACATATAAACAATTTTTTTACGAATCCCCATTTACAACTCCAAGGAAACCAAAATTAGATAAAATGAGTTTTAGAAACGGAATAGAAAGAGTATTTGGAATAATACTTGGTAGACAAACTATAGTAAGAATATTTAAAACAGATACGGGAATTCCTAAAGGATTTCTCCAATGGGGAACAAAAGAAACTCGTCTTGATGACTTAAAAATAAGAATTACACCACAACAAATATTATCAATGTCAAAAGCTGATGTTACAAAAATAGTAAATAAAGCTATAGATGATAGGTTAATTTAATGGAAAAATTCAAAGGATTTATAACCGAAAGAAAAAAATTAGCGTCACCATCTGAATCAGAAACTGCTAATTGGATTAGAGATCATCTATCTGGAACACAAAGAGTTACTACTAAAGACCTCATGAGAAATTTATTCAAAAGTGCATTTTCTGGATCAACAAAAATATTTGATGAAACTTGGGATAATTTAATTGATGATGGATTCTTAGTAAAAGTATCTGGCAATAAATTTAAATGGGAATTGTAAATGAAAACATATAACCAATTCATAACTGAATTAGGTGGTGGTCGTGGAGTTAGAGTACGTGACCCACTTCAAGATATGATGGGGTTTATTCTTAAAGGTGCAAAAATAGAGACAATAATTAAAAATATGAAAGATGGACCAAAGGAATTAATTATTAAATCTTTGGAGAATATGATTAATGGAAAAGAACCTCTTATCAGAACCAGTAAAAAAATTACTAATAAACGAAAAGAAGAGCTTAAAAAAGAATTAGAATCGTTAAAATAAATGGCTACCAATTTTTTTGTAAATAATTATGATGTTTCTGGTGAACAAAGACTAATAGATGAATTAACACAGGAAGCTATATCATTTAATGGTATTGACATTATATATGTTCCTAGAACATTTTTCAATGAAGACAAAATTCTTGGTGAAGATACACAAAATGCATTTCAACAGGCATTTGAAATAGAAATGTATCTTGATAATGTAGATAGTTTTGGTGGTGAAGGTGATCTTATTTCTAAATTTGGATATGAAGTTAGAGATGAATTAGAATTATCAGTATCACAAACAAAATTTCAAGATATTACTGGATTAGATAGACCAAAAGAGGGAGATTTAATATATTTTCCACTATCTGATGGATTATTCGAAATAAAATTTACAGAAGATGAACAACCATTTTATCCTAGGGGAACAACTACAACTTTCAAATTGACTTGTGAATTATATCAATATTCTGGTGAAAAACTGGATACTGGTGTTACTCAAATAGATGAAATAGAAGATGATTTTGAAAATCTAGATTCCACTGTAAATGATCCATTTGCTGATAATCCGACATTCGATACAGAATCTATTGGTGTAATTGATTTTTCAGAAGATAACCCATTTGGAGACAAATTTTAAATGAAAACATATAACGAATTTCTAACAGAGCGAATAGACAAGAAAAAATTGACACCACTAATTAGAAAATTTAATAGATTGGAAAGTGATTTAGAACAAGTACAAGACGATATAATGGATATTTTTAATATAGAAAGACCACCAAGATTTAGAGAATTACAAAATCTTTCGTCTGATATAACAGGTGCAATTGCTAGATTTAGAAAAGCAACAGAAGTATAGGAATTATAATGAAAACATATAACGAATTTCTAATAGAAGCACAAATAGATAATAAAAAAAAGAAAGCTAGTAAACTAATAAAAGATTTACAAACAACACTTGTAGAAATTCAACGAGAAAGTTCCATGCAAGCAACAGCTTCTGATATTGGAAAAATTATGCCACAGTTATCAAATATAAACGATATTATAAAGAAATTACGATAATGAAAACATATCAAGAATTTTTAGAACAAAGTGATATATCTAAACAAATAGCAAAAGATAATCAAAAATTTAGAAATGCTGTTTCTGGTTTGTCTAAAATGATAGATGGAATGGTTAAAGCTAATCAAAAAAAATTACAAGACCCAAAATTTAAAAAAAATGCACAATTAATGGCACAAGAACGTGGAATAGAAGCAACGTTATCAGGAATAAAAATAGAACTAGACAGAATATTTAGGCAATTTTAATGTTAGGTTTAAACCCCTTTTATCATAAAGCAATAAAAAATTTAATTATAGCTTTTGGTGCTGTGTTTAATGATATATCAATTCAAAGATTTGATGTAAATAATACAGTAACTAAAACACAGAAAGTTCCTCTTGCATATGCACCAAAAGAAAAAATGCTTGCTAGAATAAATCAAGATATTGCTGGTGATGCTACTGAGGGTGCAGATGTTCAAATGGTACTTCCTAGAATGTCATTTGAAATAACTGGAATTAATTATGATGCAATCAGACAAAAATCATCTGTCGGTAGAATATCATTTCAAAATAGTGCAGATAATACAAAAATAACACAAGTATTTGAACCAGTTCCATATAACGTTACAATTGATTTAAATATTTTAGCTAAATATCAAGATGATGCTCTACAAGTAGTTGAACAAATTCTTCCTTTCTTTTCACCAAGATTTAATCTAACCGTTTTCGAAACATCATTAAATATAAAACGTGATATTCCAATTGAACTTCAAGGATTAAGCTATAGTGATAATTATGATGGAGATTTTAATGATAGACGAACTATTATATATACATTAAGTTTTTCATCACACGTTAATATATATGGAAATGTTGATTCAACTCAAAATATAATTCGTGAAGTTATAGTAAATATTGCAGAAAAGGGTACAGATGATTCAATGGTTCCAACAGTTGGAGAAACTTTAACAACAATAAATGTTCAACCAAATCCTATTGGTGCAAATGTTGACGATCAATTTACTTTTACAACTACAATAACTAATCCAGAGAGAACATAATGAATGATAAAAATGAACTTAATGATGCACTTAAAATAGTAGGTCAAAAATACCCTGAAATAGTAGAGTTTGAGGAGGCTGTCGAGGTTGCAAAGAAAACTTTTGATGATCTATCACCAGAAGAAGATTTATTAGAAGATTATAAATTTTCACGTGATAAATATTACGAGTTAATAGAATTAGGTCAACAAGCAATTAAAGAATTAATATCATATGCTTCTTTCGCACAAGAAACACAACCATATGAAGCAGTAAGTAGATTAATAAAAGTAACAGCAGAAGTTACGAAAGAACTTTTAGAATTACAAAAAACAATAAAACAAATTGAAAATGAAACAGGAAATACAAAAAATATAACTAATAATTCTATTTACTTGGGTTCTACTTCAGATTTACAAAAATTAATAAAAGAAACAAATAAAAATGAGTAATTCTGTAAAAACATATCTTGCAAATCCAAATTTAAAAGCCGTTGGACAAAAAATTAATTTTACACAAGAACAAGTACAGGAATATATTCGTTGTTCGCAAGATGAAATTTATTTTATTGAGAAATATGTAATAATCAAAAATGTTGATGGTGGTGATATTGATTTTAAATTATATGATTTCCAGAAACAAATGATTGATGTCTATAAACATAATAGATTTTCTATAACTAAATGCCCAAGACAGTGTGGAAAGAGTACAACTATTGTTGCTGGTTACATGCTTCATTTTATTTTATTTAATAGAATGAAAGATGTTGGTATATTAGCCCACAAAGCAGACACCGCAAGAGAATTATTAGGACGTTTGAAATTTGCTTATGAATTATTACCACTTTGGTTACAACAAGGTGTTATCACATGGAATAAAGGAAGAATAGAACTCGAAAATGGGTCTACTGTACTTGCAGCTTCAACATCATCTGCTGGTGTTCGAGGTAGAGCATTCTCACTTTGTTTCTTGGATGAATTTGCTCACGTTCCAAACCACATAGCTGAAGATTTTTATAAAGCATCATATCCCGCTATTTCATCTGGTGTTACATCTAAATTAATAATTGTATCAACACCATTGGGTATGAATTTATTTTATAAACTATGGCAAGACGCTATTGAGAAAAGAAATACTTTCATTCCGTTTGAAGTGCATTGGAGTGACGTTCCCGGTAGAGATGATGTGTGGAAAGAAGAAACCATACGAAATACTTCACAAGATCAATTCGATCAAGAACACGAATGTTATTTTATAGGTTCTACTAATACTTTGATAGCTGGTAAAAAACTTCGATCAATGACATATATAACACCAATTGAAACTACTGATAATGGACTTGATATATATGAATTACCAATAAAAGAACATCAATATAATATGTGTGTTGATGTATCAGAAGGATTAGGTCTTGATTATTCTGCATTCACAGTTATTGATATAACAGAGTTCCCATATAAACTTGTAGCAAAATATAAAAATAATGAAATATCACCTTTATTATTTCCAACCACAGTCGAAAAAATTGCAAAGCAATATAATCATGCCAGTATTCTTGTTGAAATTAATTCAATAGGTGGTCAAGTATCTAA